TTTCAGCTCTTTATTTCTCTAGAAGCCTAAGGCTTCCAGCATCAATTAATGTAGATTCGATTACTCGGCCCGCAAGTATTGACTTGCCTTGCCGGGAGTTATCGATCTACATGAACGATTTCTGGAATTCTATAGGGAGACGGTATCAGCGTACCGTACCTCGTAGAGTCCATTGGAAGAAGTTTCACCTTTCAACCAAACAAGGACCTAATGGGCAGGCCATGTGGTCAGCATTAGCTGACCTCACGGTTTTACCACCATCACTGGTGGAGTCCATTAAGGTTGTTGGTGGTGAAAGGCTAGCTTCTAGAATGGATACTCTTTCGAAGTTTGGTCACTTGTTATTCCCTTTCTTTGGTGTCCTAGGCCGTAGATTCCGAAAGGTTTCTGCGATCCAGGACCAAGAGGGGAAAACAAGAGAGGTAGCCATATTAGATTATTGGTCTCAAACCGCTTTACGTGGTTTGCACCAGTATCTATTTGGTTGCCTCCGCCGAATTCCGCAAGATTGTACATTCGACCAGGGTAGCTTTAGTAAAAAGTTAGAATGGAACAAGAAGGATATGTTTCATAGCGTGGATTTAACCACTGCTACGGACAGATTCCCAATTGAACTAATCAGCTTATTACTAAAGGCTCGGTTTACCGATGATTATGTCCATCACTGGCATAACATCATGGTAGGTTATCCCTTCGAAACTCCAATTGGCGCAATTAATTACGCTGTTGGAAATCCGATGGGAGCCTACTCATCTTGGAACTCTTTTGCTTTAACGCACCATTATGTAGTGTATTATTGCTGTAGAGAACTAGGGGTAGACTGGGCGAGTTTGCCATACGTACTTCTCGGCGACGATATTGTGATAAATCACGATAAAGTTGCTTCGAAATATGTAAGGGTCATGGCCTCATTAGGGGTGGAAATTTCTTTACAGAAATCCCACTCCTCCCCTCATATGTATGAATTCGCTAAGCGAATCATTCATGAGGGTAATGAGGTTACACCTTTTCCAGTCTCTGCTTTATGGGAAGCTAGAAGAGTGCCTTTAAGGCTACTCAGTACTATCTTCTCAGAAGAGAGAAAGGGATGGATTTCTCCTATTGGAACCCCGTCTTCTATTTCAGAACTGTATGGGTATCTCAAACTTCCTAGGAGAGTAGTCTCCAAGAGGTTTGATTTACTCTTTACAGCCTATCATATTATGATAGGGTTGAATGGGCGTGTAACGGCAGAGGAGGCTTTAATGCCAATTCTGGTGAGACACTACCCAGACATTACAGATAAAATTCAAAAGGCTAACCAAGAACGCGGTAACGTGTTCGAGGAAATCCTTAAGAATACAATCTGTACAGTCTTTTCAACTTCTGCTGAACCTGTTAAGAAAGGCAAACCCCTCGGGTTAATAGCCGAGGAACTTGTCATTCTTATTACAGGTTTCGAAATAGAAGACATGGACCCTACGGATTTGATTTGTGCTATCCCAGTACTCCAAATTCATGGAGCACTTGAGGAAAAGTACTTACAAATCATGAAGGAAGCACGGGTTATTGATACCCTCTTGAAAGGAGATTGGAAATTAACCCTTAGGGGGTTAGAACTTCCAAGCTCTGATCAAGTCTACTATAGTAGAAATCAGGATATCAAAGCCTATGCTTCCGGAATGATAGGTCAAACCCTACGTTCTCAATTAGATGTGCTGAAGGTTTACCCTCAGCTCATTTAATTGGAGCGTCTCCACACGGTGAAGAAGGGCCGTTCCAGCTTTTGCTAAAGCTGGACACTTGGTAAA